TATATCATCCGAATGTACATCTTCATAATTTTCATAATTTTTTATTTTCAGTGTCGGATCACCTACAGTAGAAATTCCAGAAGTTGTATAAATTGAATCAATATTAAATGTTATGCTATCGGATCCAGCCGTTCCACCTAATGAAACTTTTGGAATAGTAATCAGATCATTTGCGATAAACCCGGAACCGCCATTTTGAATAATGATGCTATAGTCGCCTTCTGTTGAACCGGTTCCAGTAACTGTTACATTAAAAATGGCTAAGGAACCTAAGCCATCTGTAGTGTATTCTGTTTCATCAATTGAATAAGTTCCTGCTGTGGCAGTGGATACGCCAACTGTAATGGTCGTTGAAATGCCAGTTGCTTCTCCAGTTCTGGTTCTCTTGGCATTTGCTGTTACCAAGTTAGTTCCATCAACTCTTACTACCTTTAAAACACCTCCATATGAAAGATATGAAGATGCTGTCATCCAATACTCATAATGAGCATCATTTGAGCTTGGCTTTCCAAAAACGTTAATTAATTCTTGCTCTGTAGCAATATCAATTGCTTGTTCAATTGGGCCGATGGCAAATGGACCTGCAATCGCTCCAATGTTATCTAAAACATTATCAGCTCTCCCTACAGTTAAATCAACCTCTCTGACGAGTACGCCCGGAGATAATTGAGGAGTCGCCATGTTTTTCTCCTAATACTTCAGTCTATCTAAAAAATATTTATTAAAAACTTAATTTTGAAGACCGGAATCGGGACGTGAACTACCAATCAGGATATTCTGATTTACTGACATTATTTTTATCCCTTCTTGAGTTAAAAATTCTTTTCTTAGTACACTCTTTACATTCATAAGAGTATGATGATGCTACAGGACCTTTATCTTTTCTTGTTCTATAAAAATCGCTTATTAAATCTTTTACCTCTCCACATACTCTACATGTTCTTTGATTGAGTAATAAATGTCCTAATTTTAATTGCTTATCAAAATCCATTACATATAATCCCACATATATGACATATCACCATACTCATCAGTAAACCAGCGGTCTCCAGACTGATCTACGAATGAATCCGAATCATTTAATCCTGTATTGATAAAACCAAAAGGTGACATATCTTGCTCTATCTGGTTTTTTTGCTCTTCGTAAAGTCTTTTTCTAATGTCTTGATTTGTCAGCTCTTTAAAATAATCTTGAGCAACGAGCCAAGCATATATTACTAAGCACATTGCTAAGTCATCATTACATCCATCTTCAGCTTCAAATGAATTATTTTTCTGAATAAATGTAGTTAATTCAGAAATAATATCGTAATCATTAAATAAAAGTTTATCCTCTTCAATCATTGTTTTCAAATTGAGAGATCCGACCTTTTTAACAGTTTTTGACATCTTTACGCCAAGCTGCGTCTTCTTTCCGGAAAACCCTTGACCAACTATCTGGCCAGCTCTACCTCGCATAGAACACATGAGTACATTTTGATACTCTAAGTCATAGTGTAATAATGAAGCGACTTGATCTCCTATATCATTTACTTCACATAGAAGATACGCACTATTGTAATTTTTAGCAACTTCGTATATAATGTTAGGGAACAGCATCGGTTTTATCTCATTATTTCTATACTTTGCTACAATTTTATGCGGAAATGTAGTGATATCTATTACAACAAACGCAGAATAATCTTCACTAACTCCTCTAGCAACATCAATTGTAATTACATAATCATGTTCTTTTTCAACTTCATGGTAAATATCTAAACCAGCATTTCTTTTAATTGGGCTATCATAAACTAAAGATCTTAATTTACTTGGGGCAATAAGAGTATCAACTGATCCTAGAAATTCACATTCAAACTCTACTTTAAATTGTTGCTCTGATGTGTTTGAAATTGTTTGGGCTTTCCATTTATCATCTCTTCCCGGAACTTCTGACCAATGAACATCTGTTGGGACGTACTCATTTTTTCCTCTTTCCGCATCGTGCCACATTCGGTAGAAGTGATTCATACCATGTGGAGTTGAAACAATAATTACTTTTGTATTTTTACCAGAAGTAATTGTTGGATATACTGAAGCAAAGAATGAATCTGCTATATGATTTGGTACGAAAGCAAATTCGTCCAAAAACAAGATATTAAATGACATTCCACGAACAGCACTTGCCGATGTAGATGCTGCTAATATTTTTGACCCATTTTCAAGTTCAATTGATCCTCTATTCCAAGATATAACACCTTGTTGCATCCATTTAGGCAAATTCTCATATGCTGTAGCTAATCTACTCAATAACTCTCGGGCAGTGGCTGCCTTGTTAGCAAGGATTCCAATATTCACACTATCGTTAAAAATTAAGTAGTGTAAAAGATAAGAAACAACTGTGGTACTTTTACCCGTCTGTCGGGGCATTTTGCATATGTTGAATCTATGCTTATGGAATCTTTCAATTAATTTTTCCTGAAAATTATAAGGATTAAATTGAGTTAATCCTTCATCCAGAGATACAATTTTAATGTAATTATTCGCAAAGTAGACTGGATCCTCTTTACATTTTACAAACTCAACAATTTGCTCCTCACTAAATTCAATGGGAGTATTTGCTTTTTTTAAATTTGGATTACCTAAGTATATACTGTCAGACATTATAAAACCATTTTAATTAATTATCTACTTTATGACCCCTTCTCCATTGATAGCAGGACCAATATTTTGCTGTTGTTTTATCTTTTGCTTCAGGTCCATCGCAATTATGTCTAGATCTGAATGCCTTTAAACGATCTGGATCGTCTCTTTTAATTTCCATATTCGGATCTCCAAATCTCACCGTGATTATATTTCCAGTTTTTGGATCCTTTACATGAACCTTAAATTTTTTATTTTCTCCTGGAGTTCTTACAGGATCGTTTAATTTTTTTTTTTCTTCTTCCGAAACTTGAACTAAAGTTTCTCCTACATTATGATCAGTTACTTGAAAATTATATAATTTCGATCCTGGATAAATTTTTTGAATTTCAAATTCAACATCCCTTTTCTTTGGAAGTTTTACAGAAGGGAAGAACATTTTAATTGCATAGTATTTGCCTTTCCATGTCAAAGTTGCCATAATAATATTACCAGTCTTTGCTGGCATTCTTACAGATTCTGGAATGCAGTTTGGTACTTCCACTTTCTTACCATCTTCACTATCTTTAATTTTTGTTGGTTTATTTGGATCAACTTTTTTTCCAGTCCAACATTTAGAAGCTCCAACATTTTCACGAGCTTGCTTTAATCCTTCTTTAATATCAAGAGTTTCTGGATAATCTTTTTCTCCTGGTCTTGATGGTCTTTCTCCACGCTTTCTTTTTGCATGAATGTTTGCCCATAATCCCTTTTTCTTCTTACGCTTCTTACGCTTTTTCTTTTTACCTTCCTGAAGAATTTCTTCAAGAATTTTATCTACTAATGGAGATTCATATCCAGCGTTTATATTCACTTTATTACCATCAATTTTAATTAATTTTGCTCCTGTTTCCTTTGGCTCTTTTCCTTTTTCAAATGTAGGTTTTCCTCCACCAATACCCTTTTTTGGTTGTAGTTTTGGCTCATTAGAAACACTTTCTGATTTCATCTCACCACTATCTACATAATCTGCTGCGGATCCGATATAATCAGCAGCTCTTGTGATTTTAGATTGGACCCATGCCTCAATATTCCCTTCCCCTTTCATCTTTTTCTTCAATCTTTTTACTCCATTTTCAATGGCAGAAAGTTCTGATCTTGCCATTGAGTGCTCATGATCTGGCATAGATTTTTTATCCTTAGAATTCGCCATTGCTATCTTATCAGACACTTTTTTATTATTTATTAATTTTATAGTCTAAAATAAATCCTCACCTTTACTTTGAGCTTTTAATAACTTCGATAATTCTGCGGTTGATCCTATAAACAGGGCATTTGTTACATTTGTAGGTCCCTTTGATTTATCTTCAGACTCAATGTCTTTAAGTTTTTTTTGTAAATCCATCAACTTTTCAGTTGCATCAGAAACACTTTTAATCAACTGACCTACGACTTCATATGCTCTTGGTTGTTCAGTTTCCTGAGCTAACTCTAAAACACCATTTATTGCTTCTTGACCTTTTTCAATAATTGAATATAAGTTTCCTCTTGTATACTCATAGTCTTTTTGTACATCTTGTTTAGAAGTCCTTTGTTCATCATTCATAACATTCACTTCCACTTCTGCTTTTACTGTTTTTTTCTCAATTTCAATCGAATCGTCTACATTGAAAGTGGAGTTTAAACTACTATATTTGTCATTCATAGGTTAAATAAATGTCTCACTAAATCCAAAATCATCTCCGGGTTCTACGAGAAGATTATCTTGAGCTGTTATTAAATTAATTTTTGATCCACTAACATGTTTTGTTATAGGAGTTCCATATTCACCTCTCTTTACTTTAATATCATTTTCCACTTTTGATACTACATACATAGTCTCATTATCAATAGTAATATGGGATTTTTCTGGTATTACTGACGAATCTTCTACAGAGAATCTATCGGATGCTATTACAATATCCTCTAATAGTGTTGTAAATACATCATCAACATAGTTCTTTGTCGCTTTTGGCTCAACCCTATAAGTAAGCTCTCTTGAAGCAGTTCTTCCCTTTTCGCCAGTGATATAGCCAATAGAAACTTTTTTGATAATATCAGTGTCTGTCGGGCTTGATATTGGACCAAACAGATATGTTTTGGCCGTAAATTTTAATGTATAAATTAAAGCTCGTCTTGTAGAAAAATCACCTTCATAATCATCACTCATTATAATAGAATCTAAAGTAATGGGGATATCTCTTTTTTCACCTATCAATTCTAACAAGTCTATAGAAATATTGTATGATGGTTGAAAATATGGCAATATTTGTTCTATAATTTGAAGCATATCATCATTACTTTTCGTCATAACTGATAGTTCAAATTCTACATTATATGGTACTGGCATATAAGTTTTTCTGACATCTTTTCCATCAACTTTAGTCGGTGATAAAAATGATTGAGTAGGTGCTACTTTTCTAGCAGAATCATAATTTAATCCAGTCAGTTCAAATGATAATCTCGGTAATGTTATTTGAACAGGTTTATTTAATTCTGGAGACTGTTCAAGACGAGCCAAGAATTTTTGAATAGGTCCGTAAGCAATTGGGACTTCTACAATTGAAAAGATATTATTAGAATTATCTTTTCTTTGGATTTTTATTCCATTGAATAAAGTTCCAAATCCAATTACTGTTTTTCTTAAAATTTCGTGGTAAAAATATTCAAACATGACTTTTAAATGCTTTATGGAGTTCCAAATGGATTTTCTTCTGTGAAATCCAGTATAGATTGTGCTTCTAATTGAATTTGATCGTTTTGAGCGTATGGATCATCAATATTATTAGTATTTATTGTCAATATTTTGTATATAGATTGAGATTCTGATCCGACTATTTGTTCTCCGTTTTTAAATTCGCCACTCAAATGCTTTAGTTTCAACTCAAATGTTTCTGCGTTCCATCCAGCTACTTTTGCAGTAGCACTACTTTCTGACCCAGTTATTGTTTCGTTGAATGCGAATGTCCCAATTCCTACTAAATTTGGAGCAGAAATTTGTATAATTGGTGGATATAAGTAACCTTCTCCTCCATCAATTATTCTTATAGATGTTATTGTCTGATTTTCTACAATTGCTCTTGCTTGTGCTTCTCTTATAATAGGAACACTGTCTATGTCTGATGTTATATTTGTGTTATCTGAGGTTATATTTGATCTATCTGATGTGTAATTAAAGCTTTCTTCATTTATATCAATAATAGTTACTGATGGTGGATAATCATATCCAAATCCCCCATCAGACAAAGTAATAGAATTGACCACTCCATCAGCAATCGTAGCAATAGCTTCTGCTCCTACTCCACCTCCACCGACAAAATTGACCATCGGAGCTGATACATAACCATATCCCCCGTTTTGTAGTTCAACTCCCTGTACCCTATATCCAGTTCCTAATGGGTCGCAATAATCTACAAGACCAGTTATTAATGTTGCTATACCAACGGCGGTCCCTCCGTTTATTGGGGATTTTGATATGGTGACATCTGGAGAATTCGTATAATTTATTCCTCTGTTTGTTACTGTTATATAAGAAACTGAACCATCTCCTATACTGGAATATGCCGTAGCAGTTCTTCCAATTCCAACTAACTTATACGTTTGGATATATCCTTCCTTTTCTACGTTATCGTCAATTTCATCGATTTCCGTATCTAGTATCTCGTCACCATATCTAAACAGTTCGCATTTCAGTTCATATACGTAATTTTTCTGCAGTTGATAAAATGGAGTTTCATGCTCAACGTATTTGATTTCAAATAATCTGTCTCCTAATGGGAAATATATAAGATCTCCTTCTTTCGGTCGATGATATACATCAACCCCAGATAAATTTTTTAATAAAGGAGTAATATAATTTTCAAATCGTTCTTTTGATACTACTAAAGTTAGATCATCAAGTTCTT